AAAACTACATCATTAAATATAGCCACCATATCTACAATCTCACTTGATGAAGAAACTTGAGGTACTATATTTGTATTATACTTTGTAGTGCCTAGTATTTTTTTATATCCGCCTGCTATATCAGGTTCAAAATTTGTTAATTGTAAAGCTTCTCCAGGTCTCATAGAGAATACATCTTTGTTTAAAACTAGACCTCCAAAACAACTTACAACTGTAGGTGCAATTTGCGATGTATTTGGCATTACATTATACCTTTGCCATAGTATCTTAGATTAACTCTTTCATCACGCATATATTCCTGTCTTGTAACTAAATCAGATCTTAATCTTTTCATACCGTCTTTAAATTCTTTTTGTGCTATCATAGCATGATCAGGATCAGATCTAAGATTATATGCATAGTATCTTGCTCTTGTTACAATTAAATCTGCATGTCTATCATCTAAATCAGGAGTATCTCCATGAGCAGATAATTCAGTATGCTCTTTAAAATATTCATACACTATAGAATAATCGCTTCTATCAGGAACAGGCGATAAACCTAATTTACCACTTTGTGTTTTGTATATATACTTAGGTTCACCTTGTGCTGAACTTAAATTTGTTTTATCTCTTTCTGCATACTGTCTAACATAATCATCATAAGATATATATCTTAATCTTTTGGGTCCTATGTTTCTAGAAACTCTTACATAGTCTACATCCATGTTAGTAGCTGTGCTAGGGTTATTTAAAGTTATAAATGTTGTTTGAGATGTAGCTGTAAATGTAGTATCTAATACTTCACCTTCTCCAAAATCTGTAACTGTTAATGTTGTACTTAAATTTTGTGTACCCTCTGCTGCAGTGCCTACTTGTACTTTTAAAGCTTGTCCTGTGCTATTAGAATCAAATACTCTTATTTGTAATCTGTATTCTGTATTAACTCTAGTACTGAATGATTGATGAGCTGCAAAATCATTTAATCTTAATCTGCCATTACCCCCACTATTATAAGCTGCACTACCTGCTCCTGCTATTGTAGTCCAATTACTTATATTAGATGTGAACTCACCATTAGTAATTAATTCTTTTGGTTTTAAATAGAATGTATCCCAGTCTATTTTACGCCATTGCAAGTCTCCTGACTGAGGAGAATCTGCTGTTGGTAAATCATATTCTCTTTGACCTGCATTTGTATCTTGAAATGTTTCTTTATGTAAACTTGGCAATTCTTCAAGTTCATTATATATATCATGCAAGGCTCTATTAACAAAGTTTTTAACTGATGTTTGTACTCCTCTGCTACTAGAAAAATTTGCAGAAGTAAGTTCTACTTCATTTAAATCATTTAAAACTCTATTTGCTAATGTTAAGTATGTTGCCATTATTTAAGAAATGCTATTGCCTCCAATTTACTTTCTAATTCTTTTACTTTATTTTCTAAACTTTTTATTTTACTAGAGCACTCACACTCTTCATCATAAATTTTAGTAATCTTTTGTCCTGTAGATATTACTTTGTTACTATCTGTAACTTGCCCATTTATCATATTCCATTTTTTCATTCTATACCTCTACAATAGTATAAGGGGGCATTACAGCCCCCTCTATTATTTTAATTATTATGAACTATTGGAAGCAGTTTCATCTGAACCGCTAATGTCACACATTAGTGCCCATACTCTGACTTTACCAGCGGTGTCTTGTGCACCACCAATTAATACGTCAATAGTATCAGCTGCTTTACAGATTAGCATTGCTGCAGCATCTGTAGCATCCATTGGTGCATGACCTGTTCCTGTAGCATCATAACCATCTACCCAACAATCTGGGTCGTTATGACCTGCTGTGGAACCTGTAATACCTAAGTCCATTGTTACAGAAGAAGAAGATGCTGTTAGTACTTCTAATCCTGCTGCAATAACTAGTGTCTCTGCAGGGACATTAATTGCTTGAATAATGTCACCATTTGCAGGGTCAAACAATGAATTGTCTATTGTGTTTTCAACCCAATAAGGTTTCCTTCTAGTAGAAGGATGACCTGCTGTTCCGCCAATAACTTTACTTACTGTTGCCATTTATATATCCTCCTATTAGTCGATTAATAAGTGTCTAACCATAAGTGCTTCTGAACGAAGTACCTTTCTGCCAAACACATGCAAGCCTCTTACTATATCAGCAAATGAGTCAGGGTCTCTTACTACTTCTGTTTTTGCAATTGCATTAGCAGTAGCAGTTGAAGACATGTGACCAAATAATACTTTAAAGTAATTTGCTGTTGAAGAAGCTGCAAAGTTGTTAGTCATATAACATCTGAAACCCTGAATGATACCATCCATTACTCTACCATTTCGTAGAGGGGATGCTGCATCACCAGTGACAGATGCGTCTAGTAGCTTAGATGATGAACTAGCTAGAGCCTCATAGAATTCAGGGCTAGCTAAGAACCATCTGTTCTCAAAAGGTACATCGTTTCCGTGTAATCTTTTAGATGCATTCGCCATGATTTCTAATGGATCTGTTTCGGATGAACCAAAACCAGTGTCTGTACCTGAACCATCTGAACCGATAGTTGTACCTGCACCTGATACCATTGCTGCTATAACATTTTCATCGTAAGAATCTTTTAGAGCATATGCTCCAGAAGATGTTGCCAAAGCCTCAAAGTTCACATGAGATTGTCTTTCTTCGATATCGTCAACTTTAAATGCAAACGCA